AACCGACACCTCTTGCAACATCACATACAATAACGTATGTGTGGTTCATTATAGGTTCTTGATAGATATCCAATCCATCATATTGATAAATTGGTTTTTTGAACGGCATCGACATGAGTTTTTCGGTCGAAATAAGAGTATTAGAACTACCCAAGAAAGAACATTCAAATTCTGCCTCGAATTGCCTCTCGCTCGTATTCCGAATTGTCTTTTGTTTCCATTCATCATCTCTGCCTGGAACTTGCGACCAATGAACAGAAATGGGAACATAATCATTGTTCCCCTCTTCTGCATCCGTCCACAACTTGTAAAACATGTTCATTCCATTAGGAGTAGAAACTATGAACATTTTCGTACTCTTACCCGAAGTAATTGTAGGATATACAGAACTGAAAAACTCTTCGGAAATATTGGAAGGCACAAATGCAAACTCATCTAAAAAAATGATGTTGAATGAACCACCCCGAATAGCAGAACCAGAAGTGGAACTTGCAAGAATTTTAGAGCCATTTTCTAGCTCAATATTTCCCTTGTTCCATATCAATATTCCTTGTTGTAACCACTTTGGTAGGTGTTCGTATGCGAGTTGTAATCTTCCAAGAAGTTCCATTGCTGTTGCTTTTTTGTTTGCGAGAATTGCAACATTCACGTTTTCATTAAAAAGGATATAGTGTAGAAGATATGCAAGGATTGTGGTTGACTTCCCAGATTGTCTGGCCATTTTACAGATCACAAATCGTTCATTATAAAACTTCTCGATCATGTCTTTTTGATAAGGTCTAAGATCAAAATCGACCAATCCTTCATCGAGAGAAACAATTTTCAGATGTTTGGCGATAAAATAAATTGGGTCTTGTTGACATCTAATATATTCACCAACCTGTTTTTCTGACCAGTCTTGGTGTACATATGCCCCCTTGAGTAACGGATTGCCTAAGTATGTTTTTTGTTCAATCATTTTTATTTCTTTTTTATCGCAAATTGTTTCTACATTTTATAGTCAATTGACAAAATCCATCCTTAAAGTTTTGCCAAACCTCACCATGTATTCCAAATTGACCGTTGATTATGTCCCACGAACCTGCGAAAATGGGTAATCCAAAAATAGATATAATCATTGCCCCCAACATACCAAAAAGGAACGATGTGTAAGACAACCTCAACCATTTATACTTTACGAGTGCGAGTGACCTACCACTGATATACATTTCCTTAGCTAATGTGTCGTATATCTTATCATCAGTCATCAACGAATTTGCATAATGTTCCTTGTATTCATCCATTTCCATGTGTGAAAAATGACCGAAGTAGAGTGGGTCAAAATACAAAGATTTCCTATTCAAATTTCCATTTTCATCTTTTGGATATTTGGTATTAGGTATTATAGCAATTATCGCACATAGTAATGAGATGATACAACAGGTTGCAAAAAACATCAACGGATATTTTAGGATTTCGTTGTCTAATTCAGCAACAGTTACAGAAAACACGATGGCAGTAACAGTAATCATAATATTGGCCTTTGCATCAGCCATTATATTCAATCGCATCTGATTGGTAACATTTAATCTGAAAATGTTATCAACGGCTGTTCTGTCCTCTGGTACACCATCAAAGAAGTTTTTACTGTTGTGTTGCATAAACTACTTCAACGGTGGCGCATATAACAATCCTCCATGATTGTACAGTCTATTCAGACCTCGTTTTAATCCAAGTGAAGTGTTTTCTCCTACATTACGTTCATATATTTCTCTATAGTTCCCAACTTGTTTGATTATATTATACGACCAAGTTGCACCCAACCCAAGTTTTGCTCCAAGATGGGGGTGATCTTTTCCATTTTTTTCACCCATAAAGCGTTGAATGTTTGGGTCTATGTTATTCTTAAAACTGTCTATGTTCTGGGAGTTTATCCCCATTTCTTCGGCAATAAACAAAACATATACTGTCCACCGAATAACATCCGACCATTTCTGATCGCCGTATCTAACAACAGGCCCAAGAGGTTCTTTTGAGATAATCTCTGGAAGTATCATGTGACGATCAGGATCATCAAAACTCAATCTATTAGATGCAAGACCTGACCTGTCTGTACCATACATATCACAATCACCCCTTTTATATACATTTTTCGTCTTTTCTGTAGATTTCACAGCAACAGGAATATAACTTATCCCATGTAATTCCATAAAGTCTGCAATGTTCTTTGCCGCCGTTCCTGTTCCACTGAAACATATCCTAGCACCCTCCATCTGTTTTGCAGAAGATACACCAAGAGTTTTCCTCACAATAAACCCCTGACCATCATAGAATGTTGTCGGCATGAATTCTAATTTCTTTGCAACATTTCTCGTAAAGGTATATGTGGTTGCCGCAGAAAGAATATCTATTGAACCGTCTATCAAAAATTCAAATCGAGTTTTCCCATTGACAATAGTAAATTCAATTGCTTCTGCATCACCAAACATTGCGGCCGCAATTGCTCGACAAATATCAACATCAAAACCCCCCCATCTACTACCATCTTCCGAACTCCATGATTCACGAGAGAAGCCAGGGAACTCATCATTAGTACCACAAATAACATACCCTCGTTTATTCACTCGATCAAACGTTGAACCATGTGTCGGATTGTATTCTGATATGATTTGTCCTTCGACCGCAGACACAGACATCATCCAAAATACCCAAATTAAAGATATGCCAATTTTATCCATCATATTCATTGTAATGCCCGATATATGGCTAGCAATTCTTCATCAGCGATTGGAGTAGTCATTGTGTAATATCTCTGATGACCGACTAACATGAATGATTTAATGTCAGAAAAACTTGGATATTTCAACAAGAGATTGTGAAGTAGATAATCTGGACTCAAATGACAAGATGAGCATTGATTGTCTTTCGCAAAAACTCTTGTCGCCTTTTTAAATCGTTCTGATTGTACCAGTACTGAATTGAGATCCTTTTCCATCCATGTAACCTTTTCGTCAATGTCTGGAATAACCATGAAAACCATATACACAAGAAGACCTATGATAACATAAATCCACACCTTACTGGCCGCAACCATTCCCTTAGTTTCAAGTTCAAGTTGCTCTAAACGATTTGCATGTTCTTCTGTAATTTCAAGATGGTTTCTATCATTTGTGTGTTCTTCCATAATCTACCTCACTTCTTTCCTACTTCATTAAGTTTTTTAGTGATCTGTTGCTGAAACCACTTCAATACGATGGGGATACTTACATTAGAGGTCAATCCAAACAGATACCCAATAGGATACCGATACCCTTCATATTCTTTTAATTGAGGAATGTTCGTAAACACAACCGTTATGAGCATGTAACCTGTTACAGACATTCCCATGTTGATGAAAAGGTCGAAGAGTATCAAACACTTTTTTGTATATTTTTCTTTATTGTCTGTCCTGTAATTAAACAGGAATATGAAAAATGATGAGAATAAAACCAAACCCATCATCATAAATTCAGACGCATTGAATAATTCGTTCATTCGTGCCTCATGTGTAACCTATTTCTTTCGGTTGTTTAATTGTATCAAAAGCACTTGCATGATGGACTCCAATTCTTTTTGCTTTTTTAAATGCTTGCATATTTTTCAATTCCATTTCCTTTTACTGGTCGGAAAAGGAGGATTCGAACCTCTAACTCATGCTCCCAAAGCAAGTGTGTTACCGGATTACACCACTTTTCCGATTATGTTTTTTGGTGCGAAGTTCAGGTTACGCTCCCGATTCTTCAGTGCTTCAAACTGACGTGATGACTACATCTACCAACTCCGCATTGGCAGGGACACCTAGAATCGAACTAAGATCAATTGGATCAAAACCAATTGTGTTACCGTTACACCATATCCCTATATGGTGCGTCCAGAGGGACTCGAACCCACAACCTTCTGATTAAAAGTCAGATATTCCACCAGTTGAATTACGGACGCATTATATTGTTTGCATCCGTACTACACTTGGTAGAGGATGCCTAACTAAATTGCGGTTTCATTTGTTTATATTTCTGTTTCATTCTAGTTGATCTTTGTTTTAGTTTATCAAAGACAGGGGTCGATCCCCGCTACGCAGTAATCAACCCACTCAGTCAATTTATTTTTTACTTTTTTGTTATATAATTCTGATACAAAAACTCAAGTTCATGAGAATCAAACATCTGNACATCCCCCTCACGCATAGTGACATACCAATCGTCTGCCCCATATCTCGTATATTCATTATATTCCGACTCATCAGTTGANACTTTCACGACTACCATTTCTCGGATGTCGATAATTTTCAAAGGCTTTATGGTATTTACTGGTATCATTTTTTTATGTTGAAGATTTCAATTCCACCACAAAATCACTTCTGAACTGTGGGTTCAATTCCTGTTTGTAATACCCACGAGGATTACAAACAACTCGGGTATTATTTATTTGATAATCAAA